GCCATGGGAACCATCAGCACCGCTCGGGGCACGTCCTTCCCCTGTTCGACGGTCACGGAGTGCCTGTACGAGGGCACCCGCGGACCGGGCAAGACGGACGCGCTCCTCGTCGACTTCGCGCAGCACGTGGGGCAGGGATTCGGCGCCTCGTGGCGCGGCATCCTGTTCCGCCAGAGCTACCCGCAGCTGGCGGACGTGGTCAGCAAGAGCAAGCGGATCTTCCGCCAGGTGTTCCCCGACGCCCGCTTCAACGAAGGCTCGTACACGTGGAAGTTCCCAGACGGGGAAGAGCTGCTGCTGCGGCACATGGCCAGCCCCGACGACTACTGGAACTACCACGGGCACGAGTACCCGTGGATCGGCTGGGAAGAGCTCACGAATTGGCCGGATCTGTCGTGTTACGACGCCATGAAGGCGTGTCACCGATCGTCGCGGCCCGGAATGCCGCGCAAGTACCGCGCGACGGCCAACCCGTTCGGGATCGGGCACCACGCCGTGAAAGCGCGGTTCGTGGATCCGGCGCCGGCGGGGGCTATTACCCGCGACGACGCCGGCAACGAGCGGGTCCGCATCCACGGCCACTGGTCCGAGAACACCACACTCCTCGCGGCCGACCCGGGCTACCCGGCCCGCCTTGCCGGTGACCTCGACGCCAACCGCCGAAAAGCATGGTTCGCCGGGTCGTGGGATGTCGTCGCCGGCGGGTTCTTCGACGACGTGTGGGATGCGCGGTATCACGTCGTGAAGCCCTTCGTTCTGCCCGCATCGTGGCGCGTCTGTCGCGCGTTTGACTGGGGTTCAAGCAAGCCGTTTTCGGTAGGGTGGTGGGCAGAGGCGGACGGCAGCCGCGTCGAAGTCGCGCCGGGCGCCTACCGCACGTTCCCTCGCGGCTCGCTGATCCGGTTCGCCGAATGGTACGGATGGAACGGCACGCCGAACGTGGGGCTCAAGATGCCGTCGAGTGCGGTGGCGAGGGGCATCCGCGAACGGGAGTCCGCTTTTCGCGTGCGGGGACTGCGCGGGGAGGAGGTGCCCATGCGGGTGCGACCCGGGCCGGCCGATTCTTCGATCTACGACGTGAACGACACCGACTCTCGGTCCATCGCCGACACCATGGAAGAAAATGGCGTCACGTGGGTCGAAGCTGACAAGAAGCCTGGGAGCCGGAAGAACGGCTGGGAGCGGATGCGGGAAATGTTCGCGGCTGCGGCGTGTCCGTCGCCGGAGGAACCCGGCCTGTACGTGTTCGACACCTGCCGGCAGTTCATCCGCACCGTACCGCTGCTCCCCCGCGACGAGAAGAAGCCCGACGACATCGACACGAACGCCGAAGACCACATCGGCGACGAGACTCGCTATAGCGTGCTGGCGCTGCCTCGCACCGCCTCCGTCTCCACCTTCGCCTTCGCCTGACATGACCGCGCCCGTCATTCCGACCATCCCGGCCAACGCGCCGCCGCACGAGCGCCCGGACTTCAAGCATCCGGCCTACGTCGAGACCGAGAAGGCCCGCCGGGTATCTCGGGCGCTCATGCAGGGGACCGAGGGCGTTCGCGCGCTCGGCCCCGAGGCGTTGCCGAAGTGGCCGGCCGAGGAGCCGGGGTTCTACCGCCTGCGGGCCCGCATCGCGCGGCTCACGCGGTACTACGAGCGCACTGTCGAGGCGGTCGTCGGGATGATCGTGGCCAGCCCGCCCACGTTCGCCGAGGGGCCCGACGCGCGCATCCTCGCGGACTGGGAGGACATTGACCGGAAGGGGACACACGGCGACGTGTTCGTGCGGGAGCTGACGCAGGAGGCCATCGTCGGCGGCTTCGCGGCCATTCTGGTCGACGCGCCCCCGGTACCTGAAGGCGTCACCCTCACCCTGGCCAACCAGCAGCGGATGCGGCTCCGGCCGTACTGGGTCCTGCTGCGGGCCGAGCAGCTCATCTCGTGGATCATCGAGACGCCGGATATGGGGCGCATCCTCACGGACTGGGCACGCGGGCTGCTCACCGAGGATGAGGTCGCCCGACTCGCCGCGCACGAGGTGCTGCGGCAGGTGGTGATCTACGAGCCGACCGACGTCGCCACCGGCACGTTCGGCACCACGTCGCGGAACCGGTACCGGGTGCTGCGGCTGGAATCGGCCGGCGTCACCTACACCGTCTGGGAGCACGTGCCGCCCGGCCCCGACGGCACCGGCGAGCACTTCCGGCAGGTGAGCACCGGCACGATGACCGGCGCGCGGCGCACGCCGCTGCCGGCCATCCCGTTGGCCATCGCCTACCCGAAGCGCCCCGCCGTCCCGTTCGTCTCCGAGCCGGCGTTCTTCGGCGTCGCGGAGCTCAACCTCGACCATTATGGCCTGACGGCCGATCGGCGGTACCTGATCAAGCACACGCACTCGCCGACGCTGTACATGCTGGGCGTGGAGCAGGAGCGAGACGAAAACGGCGTGGAAAAGCCGGTGAAAGTCGGCCCGAACAGCGTGATCCGCTCGCGCAACGCCGACGCCAAGGTGGGCTACGCCGCGGCGCCGGCCGATGCGCTGACCTCGTCGAAGGAAGAGCGCGACGAGATCGTGCGGCAGATCGCCGCCCTCGGCATGTCGTTCATCGCCAAGGACCGGCAGCAGAGCACGGAAACAGCGAAGGGCCGGACCCTCGACCTGGCGGCGGAAAATGCCACGCACGCGACCGTCGCCCGCGGCGTGCAGGACGCGCTCGAGCAAGCGCTGGTGTTCCACGCCGCGCACTACGAGGCCACGGAGCCGTCCATCGAGATGCACCCGGCGTTCGCGGCGCCGGACGCCGACCCGCAGATCGCCGCGCTGCTCTGGCAAGCCGTGCTCAACGGCCGCCTCGACGTGGACACGTGGCTCGATTTCCTGCGGACGGGGCGTGTGCCGGAGAATGTCGACGTGGCGGCCATCACGGGGCGGCTGCTGGCCGAGATGGAAGCGGCTCGGGAAGTGGAGGCGCTGGCGGCGCGGGATCGGGAGGTCATGCCGCCGGCGGGTGAGGACGGGGAGGGCGAGGCGGCATGACCCCCGCCCAACGCGCGCAACAGCGCCTGCAGGAGCTCGCGTCGCGGCTGGAACCCGCCCTCCGGCGCGCCTTCCTGGCGATGGCGGCCGCGCAGTCACCCGATCGCCTCGCCGACCTCGTGCGACTGCTGGAGGCGGGCAACATCGACGCGGCTGTGGCGCTCTTGACCACCACCCCCACCGCCATCGCCGCTACCACCGCCGTCCGGGCCACCTGGACCGCCGGCTTGCTGCGGATCACGCGCGACGTCGTGCGCGACCTCAACGCTGGCGGCGGCGGGTGGAATCGGCGGGTGGTCGTGGTGGCGCCGGTGCAGTCGCCCGAGCTGATCGCTGCCGTGCGCCGCTGGGAGGATGGGTCGTTCGCGCGGGTGCAAAGCGAGGTGCGCGAGGGGATTCGGTCGACCATCGCCACCGAGCTGGCTCGAGGCAAAGGCCCGCGCGCCGTGGCCACGATGCTCAAGGACGGCGTCGGGTCGGGCCTCACCGCGTACGACCGGAAGATCGTGGGAAGCTTCCGGCAGGCCTTGGAAGACGGCCGCACCGGCGACGCGCTGCGGAGGGCGCTTCGTGACCGCCGGTACAAGATCCGCGAGAACCTCACCCCCGCGCAGATCGACACGATGGTCGCCGCGTACGAACGCAAGCTCGTGGCCTTCCGCGCCGAGACGTTCGCGCGCACCGCGGCCATGCAGGCCGCGAACGAAGCGTCGGCTGTAGGCTGGCACGAGGCCATTCGGCAGGGCGCTGTGCCGGCAGACCAGGTGCGCAGCTACTGGGTGGTGTCGGCCGACGAACGGTTGTGTCAGGTGTGCGCGCCGATCCCGAGCATGAACGCTGATGGCGTGCTGCTCGGCGAGCCGTTCCTCACACCGAACGGGCCGATGCTCCACCCCCCGGCGCACCCGTCGTGCCGTTGCACCAGCTATACGAAGCGGGGGAACCCCCTGCTCCGCCCTGCACGGCTGCCTGCCGTGCCACTTCCACAACTCGCCACTGTAGGAGCCTGACCGATGAGTGAACACGCCTTCGATCCCGTGCCTGACGAAGAGGCCCCGTCCTTCCTCGACACCATCCCCGCCCCCAACGCCACGGTGGCGGTCGACCAGGTCGAAGCGGCTATCGCCACCGGGCGGTGGACGCACGAGGTGCCCGGCACGGAACTGTGGCTCAACACCAGCTTCCCGCCGCAGGGTCGAGACCTCGACGCCTTCGTCAAGGAGCTGGAGTCGTACGGCATCGCCGTCGAGTAGTATGAGCCGGGGCCACCACGGCCCCCGCCCCACCGCCACCGCTCTAGGTTCGCGCGTGTGACGCTGCCATCGTGCGGCATCACCATCAACCCCTGAGGGGACCCGATGTCGCTCAAGATGTTCGAGTCGAAGGAGGCGATCCCGGAGTCGCTGCGCGAGTCCGCGGTCGAGACGAAGGAAGGCAAGTGGGCCGTGGCCGACGTGGACGGCCTCAAGTCGTCGCAGGAGCGCATCCTTGACGAGAAGAAGAAGCTGCAGCAGCGGTACGAAGACCTCGAGAAGGCGCTCGGCGGGCTGAGCCCGGAGCAGGTGGCCAAGTTCCGCGCGGACATGGCCAAGCTCGAAGAGGAGCAGGCTCGCAAGGCGGGCGACTTCGACAAGCTGCTCGAGAAGCGCATCGGCGAGACCAAGGCCGAGTACGAAAAGCGGCTGGCGGACGCCGAGCAGTACCGCACCAAGTTCATCGACCGCGAGATCGAATTTGCCATCCGCGACGCGGCGGTGAAGGCGGGCGTTCCGGCAGAGGACGTGCCGTACGTCGTCGACCTGCACAAGGGGCGGCGGGTGCGGTTCGACGAGAAGACCGGCAAGAGTGTCGTCTACGACAAGGACGGCGACCCCACCGGCCTCACCGTCGAGAAGTTCTACGCCGACGTGTTCAAGGCCGAGGCCCCGAAGTTCTACGGCGCGACGGTCGGCAGCGGCGGCGGGTCCAGCGGCGGCGGCGGGCGTCCAGTGCCGGCCGGTCAGGTGGCCGCGACCGATCAGTCGGCGTTCTTGGCGAACCTCGACAAGATCGCAAAGGGTGAAGTGAAGGTCGCCACGAACTAGTGGCCGCTGGCGCTGAGCGTCGGCAGTAGGGCAGGACCCGTAGGCCAGCGTCGCGCTGAGCGCGTGCTGATTCGCTCTCCCTCTCGGAGCGCGCATCCGTGCGCGTTCGGCGCGATGGCCGTTTCGGGCCACGTCGACGCGCGACCATCGACCGAGGAACCGTTATGCCGAACCTTTTGCAGGACATCGTCCCGATTCTGGTGGCCCAGGGCCTCCAGACGCTGCGCGCCGCGTGCGTCATGCCGCGCCTCGTCAACACCGACTACAGCAACACCCCCGCCAATCAGGGCGACGTGGTCAACCTCTACATCCCGTCGGCCGTGCCGGTGTCGGACGTGGCGCCGACGGCCGCACCGTACCAGGCAGCCGACATGCGCCCGGTGCGCTCGCCCATCCCGCTCGACCGCTGGCGCCGCGCCGGCTTCTTCCTGACCGACAAGGAGCAGGAGGAGATCGTCGGCGGTGTGCAGTCGCGCCAGACCGCCGAGGCCGTGAAGGGGCTCGCGCAGGACATCAATGCGTTCATCTTCTCGCGCTACACGCGCATCTTCGGCTACGTCGGCACGGCGGGGACCACCCCGTTCGCGTCGGACGTGACCGGGGCGACCAACGCCCGCGCGCAGCTCAACCGCCAGACCGCCCCGCTCACGGACCGCCGCCTGGTGCTCGACGTGAATGCCGAGGCCAACGCCCTCGCCCTGCCCGCGTTCGCGCAGGCGCAGGCGATCGGCAGCGCGCAGACGGTCATCGAGGGCACGCTCGGCCGCCGCTACGGCTTCGACGTGGCGATGGACCAGCAGGTTCCGACGCACGTGTCGACGCCGCTGTCGGCGGGCAACGCGACGGTCAACGGCGTGCAGGCGGTGAACGCCGGCTCGACGGACGGCGGGCGCACGGGCACGGTGAGCATCGCCAAGCTCACCAACACGTCGAACCTGGTGGCGGGCGACATCATCAGCTTCGCGGGTGACCCGAACACGTACACGGTCACGGCAAACACCACCCTGATCGTGGGCAACACGACGGTGCCCATCGCGCCGGCGCTGCAGGTCGCGAAGGCGGGTGGCGAACTGGTGACGCTGCGCGCGTCGCACGTCGTGAACCTCGCCTTCCACCGCGACGCCTTCGGGTTCGTCTCGCGCCCGCTGCAGTCGAGCAACCAGAACACGCTCGAGATGATGAGCGTGGCGGACCCGGTGTCCGGCGTGGCGCTCCGCATGGAAGTCGTGCGGCAGAACAAGCAGACGCTGTTCGACTTCGACGTGCTCTACGGCGCCGCCTGCGTGCGCCCGGAGCTCGCCGTCCGTCTGGCGGGCTGACCGGATTCGTGACGGGGCGCCACTTCGGCGCCCCGTTCTTCCCTCTCTCTTCTCCTCATGTCCACCGACTTCACGCCCGCCCTCGTCACGCCGCAGCCCTGCCCGGAGACGGTCAAGATTGCGGACGCCGACTCCGAGCTGGGCTACGTCATCATCAACGCCAGCGATTTCGACGCGAAGACGATGAAGCTGTTCAGCGACAAGAAGGCCGCCCCCAAGGCCGACACGTAACCCATGCCGCTCACGCTCATTCCCGAGACCGGCGCCGGCATGGCGAACGCCAACACGTTCGCGAGTCGGCTCACCGTCACGGAGCGCCTCGAGGCGTCGCCGTACGCGGGGGCGTGGGCGGGCGTGGACACGACGACGCAGGATCAGTGCATCGCCGAGGCGTCCGCGTGGCTGTCGCGGCTCACGTGGGAAGGCCAGCGCACGATCGAAACGCAGGCGCTCGCGTGGCCTCGTGCGTGGATGACCACGCCGGACGGGTACGCGATCGCCTCGAACCTCGTGCCGGCGTTCGTCATTGAGGCCACCGCGCGCTTGGCCTTCTGGCTCTCGCAGCAGGAGAACCCGTACGTGTCGAACGGCCTGCAGCCGGGGACGGAACTGCAACTGCCTGGCGGCCTTCGGCTGACGCCGGAATCCAGCACGACGCTGCCGGTGGATGTGCTGCAACTCATCCGCCCCTATCTGACGTCATCTGGCGTCGTGGTGTGGGGCTGAGATGAGCCTCGCGAAGATCGTGCAGAATGCGGTCAAGGCCGGCACGACCGCCGGCGTCACCGCCCCCATCACCATCACGCGCTCTCCCCTGCCCGACCCGATCACGGGGAGTACGACCGGGTCGTCCGTCGTGCAGACGCTGCGGGCGGTGCAAGCGGACAGCCGGAGGTACACCAAGGCCAGCGACGCCGCCTGGACGGGCGTGCGCACGGTGCTGCTCGTCGCGGCAGATGACTGCACGTTCACGCCGCGGCGGGGGGATCTGGTGCTGTATGCCGGCCAGCAGCTGCGCGTCTCGGCCATCGAGGAGTTCGCACCGAACGGCACGCCCATCCAGTTCTTTCTGGGGCTCGGCTGATGTTGAAAGAGTTCACCGACCAGCTGCGGGCGTTCGGGCAAGAGGACGTGCAGCGCCTGGGCACGCAGGTGTTCGGCGAGGCGGCACAGGCGGCGGCCGAAGCCGTGGTGATCGGCAACCAGTTCGGCCCGGGTGCGCCGCTGGATACGGGGTTCCTGCGCGCGAGCTTCCGGGTGAGCCGCAACCGACCCGAGGACGGCCCAATCGTGGCGCCGCCCACCCCGGGCCGGAAGGACGGCGATCCGCCGATCTATCCCACGAACCTCGACACCGCGGCCATCGCCTCGGCGGTGCTCGGGGATGCGATCTACTGCACGACCGTGGCCGAGTATGCGGATTATCTCGAGGTGGGCGGGATGACCCGGCGGAACGGCCCGCCGGAGAACCGCGGCGCTCCGACGCAGTTCGTGGCGCCGGTGGAAGCGCGGTGGCCCGCCATCCTCGACGACGCCGCGCGGCGCGTGGGGTACGGGCGATGATCTATCAGCAGCTGCTGTCGGCGCTGCGCGGCGTACTGGTGACGGTCCCGGGGCTCCCGGCCGATCGCCGGTGGCTCAACACCACGGCACCCCCGCCGAGCGGACCGTTCGTCGACGATGGCTTCACGTCGCTGGACTCCGCGTATGCGGAATGTGGTCCCAACGCGATGCGGCGCTGCGAGTGCACCTATCGCGTGTCGATCCGCGTCCCCGCCGGCACCGATGCGCACGCCGCGCTCACGGTCGCCGGTCATGTCGAAGACCATTTCGCGTCGATGACGCTCACCGTCGGCGGGAACCCCGTCGAGGTGCTGTCCACCCGATCCGGGCCAGCGCTCACCGAAAACGCGTGGCTGCATGTCCCGGTGTCGGTTTCCCTGACGTTCGACCACACGTAACCCCGAGGCTTCATCATGTCCAGAGCCACAGCCCGCGGCTACCGCGTGGCCTTTCTCGCTGAAGTGACGCAGGGCACGACGCCTGTGACCGCCCCCACGCTGCTCCGCACGACCGGCGGCGGGATGTCCGTGGCGGCTTCCTCGGTCGAGTCGGAAGAAGCCCAGCTGTTCGAAGTGCCGGACGTGATCCGCACGAACGTCGAGGGGACCGGCACGATCAACTTCGAGTACAGCTACGGCGGCATTCACGGGCTGCTCGAAGGGCTGTTCGGCGCCACGTGGACCACCAACGTGCTCCGTGTCGGCTCGACGCTCCGCACGTTCACGATCGAGGACCAGTTCACCGACATCTCGCGGTTCCTCACCGCCCGCGGCTGCATCATCGAGTCGATCTCGATCACGCTGCAGCAGGGTAGCAAGATCACCGGCACGATCACGTACCGGGCGCTGACTCCGCCGACGTCGTTCG